GCAGCCTGCTGTTGCAGTCGGCGTATATCAACCGCGAGAACCAGCGCTACGGCATGGTGCGTGGGCTGATCAGCCTGCAGGATGAGATCAACAAGAGACGCAGCAAGGCGTTGCACCTGCTGTCGGTGCGCCAGGTTGTGGCCGAGCAGGGCGCGGTGCAGGACGTGGACAAGGCCCGCCGCGAGGTGGCCAAGCCGGACGGTTACATTGAGGTGATGCCCGGGTTCAAGTTCGAGATCGAGCAGAGCGCGGATCTGGCGTCCGGGCAGTTCCAGCTGCTGCAACATGCGACAGCGGAAATGCAGCTATCGGGGCCTAACGCGGCGATGTCGGGCACCGATCCGCGCGAACTCAGCGGGCGGGCGATCCTGGCCCAGCAGGCGGGTGGTGCGGCGCAGAACGAGCCGCTGGCTGACGCGCTGCGCTACTGGTCACGGCGGGTCTACGAAAGCTGCTGGATGGCGGCGCGGGAATACTGGTCCGGCGGCAAGTGGGTGCGGCTCACGGACGAGCTTAACGGCACGACTTGGGTGGGAATTAACAGGCCGATCAGGGTGATGGACCGCCTCGCGGCGATGCCTGAGCAGATGCGGCAGGCGATGATGCAGCGCATGCAGTTGCAGCCCGACGATCCACGGCTGCAGCAGGTTGTCGGGATAGAGAACGACATCAGCGATTTAGATATTGATATTACCATAGAAGAGGGGATTGACATCCCGAGTCTACAGCAAGAACAGTTTGCCACACTGGTGCAACTAGCTGGTATGCAGCCTGGGCTGATACCGGGTGACGTGCTGATTGCCGCGTCCGGGCTGCAGGACAAGGACATGCTGCTTCAGCGCATGCAGGCGCACCAGCAACAGCAGGGGCAGGCGCAGCAACAGGCCGGACAGCTCGCCCAGGCGCACGCGCAGGCGGACATCCAGAGCAAGCAGGCCAAGGCCGCCTCCGACTTTGCGCTTGCACAGGAGCGCAAGGTCAACGCTGTGCGCGAGGTGCATGGTATCCACAGCGATTTCAGTGCGCCGCCCTATGGCCAGCCATTCGTCGCACCGGACAACCCGCCGGGCGTGCAGCCAACGCAACAGCCGTCCGATCCCGAGCAGATGACGCCGGAGATGGCGATGGCGCACCACCTGGTGGATTTGCACAAGAAGGCTGCTGACATCCGCAATACGCAGGCGCAGGCGGCGCTGACCGCGGCGAAGGCGGCGCAGATCCCGCACCAGACCGTGGGCGAGATCGCCAACACGCACCAGACGATGGTGACCACCAATCGGCTCGCGCAGACGCCGATCTCTCAGCCGACAGCGCCCACCGCGCCTTAACGCCGGCGCCTGCTGGTTAACTCGTAGAGCGCTTTAGTCAGCAATTTGTTGAAAGCCGCCCGGCGTCTGCGGATGTTGGCTGGTTCATTGGCAATTATCGCAGCGGAAAGTGACACCAGCGCGAGAATGAGATCGGTGTCTAATTCTGTAGCGGTGCAGCGCTCGTCAGCGATGTGCTCTTCAAGCACCTTTGTCATTTTGGCGATCAGTTCGAACATACCCCAAGCAGGACACGAATATGGCTAACGAGCAACTCGACAGCTTCCTTGCGTCCGAGACGCAGGCGGCAACCCCAGAACCCGCCCCACGCGAGGCCCCAGAGCCACGCCAGGAGGCGCCGGAGCCGAAGGCCGAGGCAAAGACCCAGCCAGAGCCCAAGCCCCCTGAGGACGACGCAGAGCCGCCGCAAGCGCTCGACGGCGAGCCGGTCATCCCGCGCCGTGCCTACGAGGACGAGCGGCGGAAGAGGCAGGACTGGAAAGAAAAGGCGGCGCGCCTCGAAGGCGAGTTGGCGGCCTACAAAGCCCAGCAGGAGCAGGCGCGTCAGCCGCAGCCCGAGCAGATGCCGCCGCTGGCGCCGATCGACCCGGCGCAAGATCCCGTCGGCTTCACCGCGCGGTTGCAGCAGGTGCTGCTCAACGAGCGGCTGAACAACTCCGAGGAGCGGCTGCGCGAGAAGATCGGCGACGAGAAGCTCAACGAGTACGTGAACGAGTTCAAGCAGCTCGCCCAGCGCGATCAGACGCTGTTCGGCAAGCTCTACAGCCAGACCAATCCGTATGCGTGGATGGCGCGCGAGGTGGACCGGCTGCGGCATCTGCGTGAGGTGGGTGACGACCCGTCCGCGTATCGCGCACGCATCGAGGCCGAGGCGCGGGCGAAGTGGGAGGCCGAGGCGGCAGCGAAGCCGCCCCCGGTATCACCCGCCGCAGGGATGCAGCCGTCGCTCGCCACCGCGCGCAGCGTCGCTGGACGCACCGCAAGTACATGGACCGGCGAGCCGAGCCTCGAAGAGGTGCTCGCCCCCGTACAGAACCGCCGGTCGGCGAACGGCCAGTTCCGCCGGTTCTAGTCGGTGCGGGCAAACTTGCCGTGGAGATGTTTGGCGGCTTTGTCACGGGCGGCCTTGGCTTCCTCGATCGTGGCATGAACACCGAGATGGTATTTCGCGCCATTGTGCATGATCTGGGCTTGCCACCGGTTGCCGCACTTGAAGACGCCGAGGACGCCGCTGCGGTTGTCTTTCCTGGCCCTAGCTCTGGTGTTGTTCTGGCCATGGGTGGCTTCACGCAGGTTAGCGATCCGATTGTCGGACCGATCCTCGTTGATGTGGTCGATTTCGGCGGCAGGCCAACGCCCATGAACATAGAGCCAAGCCAGTCGATGAGCGAAGCGCTGCTGGCCGTTGATGCAAATGCCGATGTAGCCGTTTTTGCGCGTCGTGCCAGCCACCGTGTCTCGGAATCCAGAGTTTGCCGATGGACGGATATCAGGGCGATCACGCCAGAAGAACAGGCCCGATGCCGGATAGTAGACCAGCACCGCTCTGAGTTGGCCTGCAGTAAGTGGATCGTCTATACGTGCCTTAGCCATCTGGGTGCTTCCTCACTCGGTGGTCAGAGACCCAGCAACCGCCTGGCAGCGGCCTGGGTCTCGCCTCTTATAACATGAGATTCGTAGACTCCCAGCAGGGAGTTTGCGCTTACCCGTCGCCGGGGTTAACGGGCGCGAGTGCCTACCCAGGTGCCGCCGACCGAAAACGGGCGCAGTGGCTGCCGCCGAGCATTCGGGCGCGATCAAACGAAAGGAGAAAGATAGTATAGGAGTGCTCGGCGATGGCCGACATGATTGCTACCCCGGCAAGACCGGGCCTGACACCGATCCAATGGAGTAGCGACTTCTGGGTTAATTGAGTGGCCCCTTCGCCCAGCGATGGGCGTCGAAGAACCTGGTGAACTCAGGAAACACCTCCTAAGAGACAATCCTGAACCAAGCCTGTGCCAGCAGGAAGGCGCAACGACCATTCCCGCGAGGGAAGTAGAGCCAAGCGGCTCGAAGCGCCAGGTGCCCCATGAGGGCAATGATATGGTCTCCTCTTCATGGTGACATGAAGCAGTCCGTAAGTAACGGACGGCCGAGGACTAGCGTCCCTCGGTGAAGGTATGGCGAGTACTTGCGTGAGAACCAGTTCACGCCCTATTTTGGCACCTCTATGGATGCCATGATTCAACTCCAGACGGACCTTACTCGCAAACCAGGAGATACTGTAGTATTCCCCACCGTCCGCAATCTCGTCGGAGCTGGGGTCACTGGGAATACTGTCCTAGAGGGCAATGAGGAAATCCTTAACGCTCGCAGCCTGAACGTCACCGTGAGCGTGCTACGCCACGCGGTGGCGGTGTCCGACTGGGACGAGCAGAAATCCGTCATCGACCTGCTGCAGGCCGGCCGCTCGGTGCTGAAGAACTGGGCGGCGAACAAGCTCCGCACAGACATCATCACCGCACTCGGCTCGATCACGGCCGACGGCAACGTGTCGCTGTCCTACGCGGCGGCATCGGCCGCGCAGCGCAATACGTGGCTCGTCAACAACGCCGATCGAGTGCTGTTCGGCGCGTCCAAGAGCAACGCGGTGTCCGGCGTCTATGCGACGGCGCTGCTTACCGTGGATACCACGGCGGACAAGATGAACGCCGCGCAGCTCACGCTCGCCAAGCGCATGGCGCGCACCGCCTCGCCCAAGATCCGGCCGATACGGATCAACAACGACGAGGAATGGTACGTGGTGTTCGTGCCGTCCCTGTGTTTCAGGGATTTGATGTTGGACCCCGTGATCATCAACGCCTTGCAATATGCCTGGA